AAGGGTTTGAAAAAGCGGGTACGTATTCGTGCCTTATCTTTTTTGCAGATGGAGAAAATCAACCAACAGTCGTCTAAAAACGGGGAGGTAGACAATATTGAGTTTACTGTAAATACCTTGGCAGAGGGCCTTGTTCGTCCTAAAATGAATACAGTGCAGGCGCGTAAGCTTTTGGAAGCCAATGGGGAGGTTGTACGTGAAATCGCAGAAAACATTTGGACACTTGGAAAAATTAGCAAGGATATGTTCGATAAGTACATCGAGACATTACAAAAAGACGCCGACTTATCGGCCGACAAGTCGGAATAATGGTATTCATCTATTTTTACGCGTTGCTGAATCGACTAGGGAGGAATTAGGTATGTGGGTAGATCATTTTTTACTACCTACTCAGTTCAGCGCGCTTCACGCGCAAAATTTAGCTATGTTAACGTACGCTCATTTAGCCATAATTATTGTGGCACGACTACGATCGTTAGAGGGAAGCGTGCGGCGTAAAGAAAAGTTACGTATTGAAAAAGAACGGCTGGAGCAACAAAAGGAGGCCGACTTACTAGAACAATTTTTATAGGAGGTAGTAAATGGCAGATGAAATACGCCAAGCGACAGAAGACTTAAAGTTAATGACGCAAGCAATTGAAGAATTATATGCAAAAGCGGAAAGTAAGCCGCAGATCACACCGGTATTTCAAGAATTAGGTGGTAGAGAGGGTATTGCCCAGTATGCTGCTGCAAGTTCTGAAAATGCGGCGGATTATTTAAGTAGCTTAGAAGAAGTCCTTCAGAGACACAAAGATATTTACACAGTAGTACAAAACCAAATAAAAGTGTTAAGAGAGGCAACAGAGCAGGCCGCTGCGTTTTCCGCTGCGGTTACTCAGAGTACTGATAGTACATCGGCACCTTCTCAGAGACCTAGAAAAAAACAACGAGACAGTTCAGCAGGAGCTACTCGATCCGCCTCGTCTGCTTACACCACCTCTGATGCCGAAGCAATGCTACCAGTTGACCATAAAGATCCGCTTGGAGTAGCTTTTGTAGGAGGTGGGCGTCCACCGCTACGAAGTAGCGTAGGCAGTCGTCCTGCCCAAACAGAGACTGTTCAAAAAATTGTTGATTATGTTATTAAAAATCCGGATCTTTTTACTGCGACGGCTGACGTATACACTAAGGAAACTATCGAAATAATAAATCGTTTGATGTCGGGTGCGAGAGTTGCGTCACGAGGTGGCGCTGGTAGGCAGATTAACGCGCAGATAGTTTCAGATTTTGAAACACTTTTCCCGCAAGACACGGGCGCATCCTTTCCTGTATACAAGGCTACTGTAGGTGCGCGCCCGAAAGGCGTAAATTCAGCTCGACAGATTGTTGATTATGTTTTAAAACACCCAGAAATTTTTCGTGTTTCTACTGAGACGCATACTCAGGAAATTGTGGATGCTGCTGATGCTATGCTAGATGGTATGCAAAGGTATCACGCTGGCACTACTGATCGATCGACTAGTCGACAAATAGTTGCAAACTTTAATAAACTTTTTCCAAAAAATGCTTCTGCTACTTCAGAGCAAAGCTCAAGGAGCCAAATTGTAGTTGCAATTGAAACAGCACTAAAGCATTTAGGTATGGCTGAGGCACCTTCTGTGCAAAATTTAGGAGCAGCTAGTGATCAGTACATACTCGATCTTTTGGAAGATCTTGTGGATCGTTTAGGAACCGTTGATCCTGCGACTGGTAAAGTTCAAACTGCTTCTATAGGTCGCGGAACATTAGTAAAAAAATTGGGGGTGCTTATCCCACGTTTGGGTAACATTATCAATAGAGCAGTTCGCGCTCAAGTTGTGCGCCCTGAAGATGTTGATAATTCAGACATGTTAGGTACGTCTTTACCGGCTGACCTAGAGTTTAGAATATCTCCAAACGCTCGAGATGATGATACGGGTGAGTCGTTATTTGCATTATTAGGTGCAAATGTATTTAGACCTCCGGGTAATGTAGGTGGTGGCACTCCCACCGCGGGTAAAAAAAGACACGATAATTACTTAGCTCGTGAATCATTAAGAACTTCTATACGTGGTGGTGCGAGTACAACTGCAAGGAACGACGGATCTGTTTTAACAGACATTGACCTTGCTCAAGGTGCACAAGTAACTGGGTATGATGCAGGTTCAGTGTACACGACACCTGTTGCCGATTTAGTGCGTGAACGTATACGATCTCAACGGGAACAAGTTAATGAGGACATCGTTTCTGGAAGATTTAAAACTGTTACTATAAACGGTAGAGAGCAGAGAATTCCAGAAACATTGTACAATAGTTATCAAGACTCAATAAGAGCTGCGATAGCAATGAGCAAAGATACAACATTAGTTGGTCGTCGAGCTCAGACAGACAATTCGGGGTATGGTGGTATTTATGGAGCAGGCCCTAGTGTTTTAGAAAATGAAACTGTAAATTTACACGCTGCTGCTATGTTGAATCAGTATTTAAACAATCCCGATCAGCCTATAACTTCAGCTTTAGATTACTCTTTTATGCAGCAGGTAGTCAAGCAGGAAGTTGGAGGGGAAAATATAACCCCAACTCAAAATGCACTACGTTTATATGCTAATCGTATGCGAGAGGGATTTTACTTTCAGGCCGTTCAGAACATGCAACGTGCTGAAGATAGCCCCACTGAAGCAGCACGCGAAACGGCGAGAAAAAAAGCAGAGCAGTTACTACGACAAAGAAGATTAATAGATACTATTTTAAACGAGCAGACTACACCTGAACAAAGAGGCCAGATGCTCGGAGTTGCGGCCAGAACGCAGACCGGGGAAATTATTGAGGGTCAATACGCACCGCTAAGTGTAGATGCAGCGTTGACTTATATCTTTGGTACTGACATCGCTGGAGTACCTGATTTTGAAGATGCTGCCCTTGGTATTCAAAACTATGCACAACAAACAACTCGTGAGTTATACGCTAAAGGTGTGGAACTTCCTGATACTTTGCCTAGAGGTATGCCTCCTCTAGGTGTTGATACAAAACCTAAAGCCACTTTAAACGCTGTGTTAGCTGCTGGTCGCAAAATTGTTGACAAGGAAGCAGGTAGAACTACAGGAATCAGTGCTGCTCAGAGAAAAAATAAGTACAATGAGGAGTACGATAGTAATGCTAGATATGCAGAGTCTCTTCTGAAACAGGCGCAGAGTGACGATGAGCTGCAGAAAAAAACTGCATTAGAGACAATTGCAATATTTCGAGCAGTCGCCGCAATAAGAAGCTCAAATCCAGATAAATGGATACAAACTGGGATTGTTGGCTCAGAAGAAGGTTTCGAAGGTGACAATCGTGCAAGAGCAGTTCAATACTTAAATTATATTGCATTAAAACGTCAAGTACAGCAAAATGACGGTAATAACACAAGTAGAGAGGCTGTAGCGGCTGCACAGCAATTAGCAGCCATTGAATTACAGCGACGTAGTGTGCAACAGCGTGCTGCCGGTATGGACATAAGACCTAATTTTCAATTTAATCCAGTAATGATGGAGAACTCGTTTAACCCGGTAAGCACCGACGCTAAAAATTTATTTCAAGGCACAGTCTACAGTGGTCAAATAAAGATAGGTCGGCTTCAAAGTGATTTAGGGGAAGATCAGTATGAATCTGCTGTAGAACTTAATTCATTAGCTGATGCAGTTAATGATTTTTCTACTGAAGACTCTTCTGAACTAATCAAACGAATTGCGGAAGTAAATCGTCAAATTAATCAGTTGAATATACACGAGAATCCCTATGCTGACATATTACCTCAAAACATAAAAAATCCAACAGAACTACGTCAGTTACAAACAATTGCACAGAGTTTAATAGAACGAAGAAGTCTAATCGCACTTAATGAAGAGCGCGATTTAGCAGGCTCGAAAATTTCATCTTTAAGTGAAGGCGCACAAACATTAGTTAGAGCTCAACAAGACGCGATGACCAGCGGTGCTGCTGACAGGCAGAGAGCTAGTAGAGCACTTGCAGGTGCGCTTCCCGCTACTGAAGTTGAAACTCTAACAAGCAGATTAAAAGAACTAAGAGCAAAGAAAACAAGAACGTCAGAAGAGCAGCGCGAACTTAATAATGTACGGCGTAGATTAGGTAAGAACACTATCGTAAATATGGCCGCTGACTCAAGATACGCTACTGCGACAGGTAAAGGAATACCGCAGTTGTTAGAGATTGCTTCTAAAATGCTAGATGATCCGGAAAAAATTGAAAGTGCCGCGACGCTTGTATCGCGGATTTCTAACTTATCCGATGATGAAGTAGCACTTTACAACAACGTAGATTTTAGTGACTATACTCAACGAAGTGGTGTTTTAGACACGCTGACAAATCGCACTACTAAAGGGCGAGAACGCTATAGAGATACATCGTCAATGGCTCAGACTGTTAGAAAACAACGAGTCGAACAGTACGCGTCAAGATTTCAAGACGCCGCCGCAAAAGTTAAAAAAGCCTCTCAAATCAAAAATACGCAAGAGCAATTAGATGCGTTGAGCGCTATCACACCAGATGAGTTTTCTCAAGCAGAAATATTTCAATACCTTAATTCTGACGTAAGTCTTTCTGAAAAAGAAAAATTAATTGCAGAAATGAGGCAAAGAGACCGAGAAAGGGAAAGGCAGTCTCGCGAACAAAGCCAACGAACTCAAGCAAGTCGAGTAAATTCAAGTAGACAGCCGGGTGCTAGACCACGACAACGACGGGGTGTCAGACCAAGCATTGACGTTAATCGGTCTAGACAACAATCACTAGAAATGCAGCTTCCCGAACAAAGTGCCGAAATTGCAGAAAATCAAAGTTTGTTAGATAATCTCAAAGCAGTGCTTCGTTTAATAGATTTTCGAGATAAAAACGTTCAAAACTTAATGGAATATGATCCAGTCGTAACTATTGCCGAGGAGTCTACTCAAAAAGGTGATAGCCAATCGGGTAGAAAACAAAGAAATATAGGTGCTAGTATAAGACAAATTGCGGCAGATGCTTTTGCATTGTTATCCTCTGGGGTTAGATCGACACCTAAAGCTATTGTTAAAAACTTAAAAGGCACCGCTGCGGTTGCCGAAGCAGAAAGTAGGGGAGAGGGTGTTAGTACCCTTCGTAAGAAGGATGTGGGTGATGCTCATTACGGTAATCCTTTTACTTTACATAGTCCAAAGACTGGTGAGGTACGAGTAAAAACAGTAAAAGAAGCAGTGGATCGATACAAAGCGTGGTTAGCTGGTACAGCTGATCAAGACGTCAAGCAAGAACAGCGTAATTGGATTCTTTCTCAAATTGATGCAGGTGTTCTTGATGATCAAACACTTTTATACTACACTCAGTTAAAAGAACCTTCTCACGCCGATGCATTAGCTGAGTTTGTAAATGAGCGTCGTAAATCACCGGCGGTAGCTACCTCTGAACCAACGGTCTCTTCGGAGACTTCAACTGCGTTATCAGTCCCGAAACGTGTCCCACCTAGAACACGTCAGCAAAAATCTAATCGGCCAACTTTTACGCTCAGCGAAAGTCAGAGAATGAAAGCAAAAGCGGCAAATGAATCTAGAAAGATGGAAGAAACGCAAAAAATTGAACAAGCTGAAAAAGTAGCAGAATCCGAGCAAGCTAAAAATGCAAAAGAATGGAGAAAATTTGTAGAAAATGAAAAAGCTAGAGAAGTCGAAAAAGCAAAAAAAGCCAAACTAGCGGATTCAACTAAGAAAGCAGTAATCGTTGAGCCAGCTACGCCAGTGGTAGCAATTGATGCTGAATTACGTAAAAAAATTGAATTAGCTGACCAAGCAGAACAGAAAAGAAAGGAAAAGGCCGCTTTACATAGAAGGCTCGCTGAAACCCCAGTAGCGGAATTATCCGAGGAAGATATTAGAACACAAAAAGCTATTGAAGCTGAAGCGATTCAAGAAACAGAAAAAGCAAAAATAGTAGAAGAAGCTACAAGAGCAAAAATTGCTGAAGAGGCAAGAGCAAGAAAAGCGCAAGAAGCTGAAAAAGAAGAGTATAGAAAAGCAGAAAAAGCAAGAAAAGCCGAAGAAGCTAAGATAGTCAAATCTACTCCAGTACCTACTCCAGTACCTACTCCAGTACCACCTAGTGTAGCATTAACAAAGGAGGAGATAAGAAAAAGTAGGTCATACGAGGAAAGACAGCAAGCTCAAGAAGCAGAGTTACTTGCAGCAAGAAAAGCGGAAGAAGATGAAAAAGCAATGCTTTTTGATATATTGGCTAATGAGTCTACGCCGGGATACACGCGTCCTACTCTAGATGATAGACAAGAACAACGATTATATATGCTACGAAAGCGAAATGATTCCCCAAAAATTACTTTAGTTCCGCATGAAAGTCGAGAGGCTGCGGCAAAAGAAGCACGGTATCAACGTGACCAACTGAGGAGAATTCCCGATCCAAATAGACCTGAAAAATACAGGGCAGTAGTCAATCCTAGTAACACACAATTACTGACAGGCGTAGTGCCACCCCGACTCATGAACAATGAGGATCTAGCTGCGTATAAAAAATTCTTAGCGGGTGAAAAAATAAGCGACGATCCGGATACTGAATCATCTTTGGCTGCCTATCGAAGCAGACTTTTTGAAAGAATTGATATGGGTGAGTATACTGAAACGACGATACACCATGGTCCAGATCTAAAAGAGCATGTAGAATACTTTGCGGAATTTGTAAAGAATCGTCTACAAGGTGCCACATCTACTCCCACACAATTCAGTGAAACAAGGGATGTTGATAAAGCTAGGAAAGCGGAAGAAACTAAAAAAGCTAAGCAAGCTCAGAAAGCTGAAAAAGCTAAGAAAGCAGAAGAAGCGAGAAAAGCAAAAAAAGCAGAGCAAATCAGACTTGCAGAACAAGCTAGACTTGCTGAAGAAGTTAAGTTAGCGCAGCAAGAAGATCAAAGGGCGCGACTTCTTGACGAACAAGAGGAATCAGCTAAACAAGCTATAAAGTTAACCGGTGTTGAAGCATACGAGGCTTTGTTAATGGGGGATACTGCAACTCAACAATTACAAGAACAAAAATCAATTGAGCAGGCAGATCGTAGTCGACAAGCAGAAATACAAAAATCAAGAGATCGTCGTTCTGCAAGAGAAGCAAAAGCAAGTCAACCTCAAAAAGCTGAACGTAGAACAGCAAAAAGACAAATCACTCGAGAAGCACAAAAAGAAGCGCGTGCAGTAAGAATAGCTGAAGAAGCTAGGCTTGCTGAAAAAGTTAAAAAAACAGCTAACGTTGAAGCAAGTTACGCTTTAATGGAAGATAGCGCAATTCAAAAAGAACAATTGCAAGCAGAAGCAGAATTATATGCAATAGATGAAGAAGCGGCTATTAGACAAGCCGACGCTGAGTCAATAATAAGTTCATCTGTCAGAGGAAGCTCACGTAAATCTAAAACAACTCTCGCCGCTGCTCCTTCCGCAAATTCACTGGTAGTGTTTAGTGGGTCTTCCGCTACAAATCCTTCTTCTATAGATGTTACACCGGCTCAACTAACCCCGAGAAAACCCAGAACCGCTAAAACTCCAAAAACTTCTACGACTTCTTTGATTAATTTTTCCGGAGCGTCTGGCGCTGTTCAACCGTTGGCAGTTGTTCCTACATCAGTTCCAACGGCAACCGCAACTACACCACCGCCTACTACTGGAGGTATTACCGCACCCGGTGCGGCTATAGATGCACCTAACGCTACAATCACGGTAACTGGTGGTACAGTTCACGTTACTGGAGGACCCCCGTCTTCTGGCGTTGTTGTTGCTTCTGGTGTTGGCGGTAGTGGTGGAGGCGCTGGGAGTAGTGGTGGAGGCGCTGGGGGTAGTGGTGGAGGACGTAAAGCAACTAGAGACATAACTGAAATGATATTTTCACAAATGGACTTGTTAAACGATGAAACTAAATTAGCAATACGTCTTGCACCTGATACTGCTGCACGGAGTTCAATAGAAACAAGAAATAAAGCACGTTACATTTCCTTACAGAAAAAAGCACTAGAAACTCAATTATTGTACGGTTCTCCAGATTACTCAAACCCACGCGTTTCAACTTTGTTAGCTAACTTAACCACTAGTCCCGATCCTGCAAGAAATTTAGCGTTGATGACGGAAAACGTTCTGCAAGATCAAAAAAATAGCGTGCTTGCTCGCGATCGAATTATGACAGATCCTACACTAACCGACAAGCAAAGAAGAAGTGAATTAGCAAAATTAAGCGAAAGTGATCGACAACTTGACGCTTTTGCAAACGTTTTAAAACGAGTTACTGAAGATCTTAATAGATTTCAACAAGCAATAAAACCGACTGGGTTGACTACCGGAGGCGCAGCTGGTACTGGCCCAACAGTACGAACGCGCACCGGCCGCCTTGTAACTGAAGCCGAAATGCTAGCACAGTCTGATTTAGAAAGTAGAAGAAATTTATACTCGTCTTTTCAAGGAGTTTTACCTCAGCAGAGTTCGCGATATGAGTCTCAACTAGATTTAACAAGAGCTACGCGTAATTTCGCAAACACAATGCTTAATCAACTTAGTCCGGTAAACTTGACCGGTGTTGATTTTATGGGGGACACTGTTAAAGAAGCAAATGCAAATCAGGCACTTGCAGATTTGCAGTCTGCTATGGCAAGTGTTCAGCCAAACACTTTAGAGTCGCGTCCCATTGAGGAACTGGCAGTTGACCTTTCGCGAGTAATTCAGGCCGCTATAAGACTTGGTGAAGTTATTGACGGTGCAAATAATACAGATCTTACACGCGCAGACATTTTAAATTTAGTCACCGCAACTGGTTTTGCTGAAACACAGCAAAAACGTTCTGGGGAAGAGATTGACAAACAATCGGCCAAAAATGCTCGCGATCTTGAAGAAAACTTACAAGCAGTCGTTAGTCAACCCGGTTTATTACGGCGTTTAACTGGCGGTGTACAACGTGAGGCCGCAGGCTACGTTCGTGATTATCTTACTGGTGTATTTGGTCAATCTCCTGAAGCAACAAGAGCGATAAATACAATGTTTAGAGGCGATCAGGTTGTAGCATACGATGATCGAGGGCGTGCACGCAATTTAGTGGGCGCTAATCGACAGCAATTAGTAAATTTACAGCAAAGAGTGAAAACTGAAAGCGGATTAGATATATCACTTGATGACATTGAACGCTTACAACGCTCAATGGCCAGAGTACAGCAAGCTCGTAATCAATCACCGTTTAATGACACATTTTTTTACGCAATGTCTCGTGTTAGAGATCTTCAAACTCTTGGGCAGACAGTCATGGGCGTGTTAAACTTACCGCAAACTATTGCCTCAACTATAGGTCAGATAGGCGACCCACAACTTCGCACAGACCGTATTATGACTACGGCTCGTGCTCTTTCTTTAAGTCCGGAAACGTATACTAAAGCACTTGCGGCTGCCACACGGCAGCAGTCTATGTTTGGTGGAACGCTCGCTCGTAATCTTGAGGACATGACCTCATTTATTCCTATATCGAATACGTATGGAGTAGATGTTGGTAAGTCTGTGCAGGTTGCGCGTAAGCTCGCCGCATTCGATCCTGCTCAAGGTATGCAAGGTGCTAGTATTGCGCTTAAAGAATTTTTGTCTGGTAATGTGTCATCGCTCAGTAGAAGATTTGAAATTAATCGTAGTGAGCTTTCAAAGATTAACACCGGTGACGCTAACGAGATGTTAGATTCACTTGACGCACTTTTGGCTAAGATGGGCGTTACTGATAAATTAATTGATGACCAAGCAAATTCATTAGCAACTAAATATGACCGCATGACCGGTCGATTGGAAACATTGCAAGTACAATTTAGTGCGTTTGCAGTAGGCGCAATGACTCCAATACTCGAACCAATTCTTGGAGATAGATCGTTTCTTGCTCGTCAGTCTTTTGATCAAAATTTACAAAAAGTTGTAAATGAACGATTAAAATCATATGGCGACACAGTGCTGTCAAATCCAGATACAGGTCTGAGAACTTTAAATGTATTTTCATCTAATTTTCTTGATCAGCTGGACCCAATGTTAGCAGAGGCGAACGACGCTACTTCTACAGCAGCTTTAGATCTTACTTCAACAACCGGTGCCGTTTCTAATATTGAACTGTACCGTCGATTGGGTAATATGAAAGCAGACGAACGCCGTCGTATTCAACAAAGCGCTCAAGTTAGTGTGCTTATGGGGATGAACCAAGATCAGGCTATCTTAAAAGCGATGCGCGATATCGGCGGAGATTTCTTTACGGGTGAGGAGTTTCAAGCGCAAAGACAACCGTTAGGATTCTACGGCAAAGCTTTCAATGCGACTATGCGTGAAGACATGATTAAAACGTCAGAGCAACAAATGAAATTCAATCAAACTGGGCAGAGAGTTAAAATTCTCAAGCAATTTGATGCTGATACTTATCAGGTTGAAATGCCAGATGGACGTTCGGAAGTTGTGCGTCTTGCCGGTGTGGACGCACCGGAGAAAACTACTAAAGAAGGTCAGCAAGCAACTGCGTTTACTCGTGGTATGTTCCGCGGCGATCCCGGAAAAGAAGGAAGATACGCGACCTTGTATAGTACTGGTGCGTATGATCCAAATCAACGTCTTATAGGTAGTTTAAGTTATGGTGGTAGAGACATAGCAACAGCACTTATTGCAACAGGTAATGCTGCGGTGTACAATTATGAAAACAACATGAATCCAGCTTTACTTGCTCCTCTATCAGCATTAGAAAGAAACGCCGCAAACACAGGAATAGGTGCAATAAATGCTAATGCAGCTCGATTAGGTTTGGGAGCTAACGCAGAAATTTCAGATGCAGTACGCCGCAGATATTTTATGAATACGTATCTTGGCACTGCTGGGTTGACTGGTATCGGTGTTGGTGCTGGTGTCGGAGGAATTGCTAGTCTTATAAACACATTTGGTACTTTAGGTGCAGCAGCTGGTTCTGCAACGCAGCTAGCATTGCCCGGTTTCGGGGCTGCCGCAACAACTACCGCTGCGGGCACAGTAGGTGGTGCAGTAGCGTTACCGGCGATTATCGCTGCAGCACTAGCAGGTGCGGGTTATCTAGCATACGCTGGTGTTACAGATAGTAGAGATACTAGTTCTGCAAAATATCGCGAACTTTATCGATTACAAAGTGAGGAAAATCAGCGAATTAATGCAGAACAGATAGGTAACAAAATGTACCCGCAAGCAGTGCTTGACGATCAACGGCAGTCAGAGTTACAGAGAACGGCTGGTACTCAAAGGTTTATTAGTGATTTCATGTTTCCTGGTAGCCGCTTGCTAATTGCAGGTGTTCAAGCTCTTACAAATCTAAGAACTGATACACAAGAGGCTAGAGATGAGTTTGTAAACACTTATGTTGACACTGGTAGAGAACTTACAAAATATTACAACGGTTTGTCAAAAGATCAAAAAAGAGTTTATTCTTTAATTGTACAAGACCCGTTAACTAAACAGCAAAAAAGCGTGTTTGAGGCAATGCAAATGTATCAAACGTTGGTTATGCGTGATGTAACCGGTACTGACGAAACTGCGAGAAAGTTGCTTGACGACAATAAATCAAGTTATGATCAGTTTGCTGCTAAAGTATACAATACTACACAGGCGGCTAGCTTGCTGCAAACAGCACAAGAGTATGGTATTGTTTCTGATTTTACCGCTTATTCCAATAATATACCGCGTGGGCGAGTAAGTCAGGTTATCAGTGATCAACAGTTTATTGATTTAGATGTAGGCCAGCAGCAAAGAATTACGCAAGAATTAAACGACCAAATAAATCAAGCAAGCTGGAAACGATTTGCAAAAGAATACACAGACCAAGCAATGGAAAAGCAATTTCAAATTTCTCAGCAGCGCTTTACACAGTATGTTGATTTAAATGCACTTAATTCTCTTGCCGGTATGAATTCTGTACGTTCTATGATTAATCCAATGGTTAATCTTGATAAAGTGGGGACCGGCCGCGCTAACGAGGACTTAACAACTGCGTCTCTCCGTGCGATGGAAAAAACTATTTTTGTTGAGGGTGTGAAGTATGATCGCAAAGGAACAGAGGAATTACGCACCGCACAAGCAAATGCAGTTAAAACACTTGAAGCACAGATCACTGCATTTAGAGAACAGGAGGAGTTAACTCGCCCGTTTAATCTAGCATTAAAAGGAACGTACAATAATTTTATTCAAACGCTCCGGAGTGCAGGTGTTCAATATGAAAACATAGTAACTTTCTTGTCTCAAGGAAATCCACGCGGTTTCTTAGATATTAGTCAACAAATGAGCGGATTTAATTTACAGACGATAATGCAGAATCGAATTACTACACAAAATCAAAATATAATGGGTATTACTGGCCCAACAACTATGGGAACCGGCCCAATTCCTGTAGGCAGTTCGTTTAATTTTGGCTATACAACAGGTCCTCAAGGTACTCTTCGGTTTGCGAAAGATTTTATGAAAGCACCGGAGTTATCTCTTTTTAATCCTGCTACTATAGCCTCTGTTATAATGCAGGGTGTTCAAGCAAACACCGAGATAGTTCAGCGGAATGTTCAGTTTGGTCGTCAACTTCGCGATGCTGATTTAAGTAATCGTAGAAGCATTGAAGACATAAATCGAAATGGTATGCGAACACTTGAAGATATTCATCGCAATTATACGCGGAATATGGTACAATTAGCACAGCAGGCCGAATTACAAAAACGTGCAGGTACTGCATCGTTCTACACAAATGCCACTGCAGCCAATATTCCACAATCGGAGAAAGATAGAATTACTGCACTGCGTGAGCAAGGCCAGCAAAAAGCTTCTCATATTGAACAAGCCGACGTTGCGGGTTACTTGAAAACACCTGAAGGTATGCAAGATACAGAATTACAAGCGGCCTATGCTGAATATGAGGCAGTCCCGTGGACTGATTACACAGCAAAGGAAGCAGCGTGGCAAAAAGTCAAAGGTATGATTGACTCACGTCAATCTGCTGCAGAAGCTCGAATGAACAATGCAACAGATCCAAAGGAGAGATCAGCCGCACAGATGCAGTTGGGTTACTTATCTGAGAATTATGATCGTGGTGCTCAGTATCGAAAGTACGTTGATGATATGGCAAATCAACAACTAGAGTTTGCAAGTAAACGTCAGCAGCTTACACGAAATCGTGGTGACCTTGAACGAGAACGGACCAGATTAGAACAACAAGCTCCCGCATTACAAAAACGATTAGCTGAGGCAAGGACTCCTGAGGAAATACAAGCTGCAAATGATGCACTTGAAGAGAATCGCGTTTCACTAGAAAAAAACAGTGAGGCACTCGCGCAAAATGCGCGTGAGATGGATTCTGTAACAATCACTGCACCGTTATGGGCTGATAACTGGCGAGAAGCTGGAAAACAAATTCTCGAAAGTTCTCAGAGTACTATTTCGGGTTTAAGAAAAGATCTTGAAGACTTCGATATCACATACGCACGGAATCTAGAAGATGCGTATAGAGGTTTTAAAAATGCCAAAGAAGATATGGTTCGTCAATTCACCGAAGCTGCTACAGAAATTTCTCAAGCAGTTCCAGCGGAGTTTGCGAAAGCACTTACTGCAATTACTGCGTACCAACGAATGTCTTTAAGAGCCGAGGCATACTACAATCGAGGTTATACTGAATCAGCTCAATCATTACAGAAATATGCAGATATGCAGCTGGCAGGTTCGTTGTATACAAAAGGAAGTAACGAATACGAAGAAATGGTTCGTAGTCTAAATTCCGGTGTTAATAGTATGACAGCTGACGGAATGAAAGGTGACGACCTAACTATGGGTCCATCTTCGTTAGGTGCGTACGGTGAAGTGGGTGCTGACGGTAAAAACTATTTACGCGTAATAGTAAGAGACGCTAGTACTATTGCACCTGTGGTTACTACGACTACAACAGTCACCGGAAACGGTAGAGACCCAATGATACCGGATCAAGGTGTTGAGCCATAATAGGTAATTAACTTAAAAAAGTTAAAGAAGGGAAAATTAAATTTTCCCTTCTTTAACTAAAGGGAGAAATATGACATATGAATTAAGTCCAATATACTTTAGCGGTTATCAAGGTACAACCGTGTTTTATATGGATGCCAAAGCAAGTTCATTTCAAAAAAGCACCGTGACTTTTGGAGATAAACTTGAAGCAGTTGATGGGTCAGTACATTACATGCATCGCTCATTTAAAGACCAGTGGACGTTTACATGGAACTTGATTCGTTATTCTGCGCCAGAAGGGTATCCTCTTGCAACCGTAGAAAAACTAAAGACTTTCTATCGCTCAGTTGCATTATCCGGGACAAGTATTAACCTTGTCATTCAGGGTCAGACCTATAATGTTATTCCTGATCCAAACTCATGGTCGGAACAATTATCGGCCAACGAAGTAACGTTAACTAATGTCCCGTATTACACAGTAAGTTTTAGAGTGGTGCAGACATGAACTATCAGCTTTCGTATCGTGTCTATGTTTCCGCGATTAATACTAAGGTAGATCAACCGGCAAATTTAATACCCAGCCAGTATGTGCAGGATATAGGCATATCGCACACTATGGCTACTCAGATGACCTCAGGTGTTACTCTCGGACAGATGGCACCTCCTGAGTGCTCAATAACGCTGATTAAATCAGCCTATAATTTTTTTGCGGATCGGCAATATAACTGGAGATTAGCCAATGTTCTTGTACTCTATTCAATAGATGCCCTTAACTTCTACCCTGCTTTTGCTGGATTCCTAGAGTCACGTCAGGAAAGTCTGACACAGGTGACATTTAAAGCTTGTGGGTATTTACGGTATGTCGAATACTATAAGCACCTCACACCATTGTGGGAGAACAAACCTGCCGCTACTGTCATACCTGATCCACCAACACCTTACTCAACATCAGTAAGCGGTATCTGGGGGCAATTGTATAATTCTCAAAATCCTACCACGCTTAGTGGTAGTACAATAGGAACAATTAATACAGTATTCTGGCTATGCGGAGGTAGGCCGTATAAGTATAAAACTTTTTTAGAAGAGACCAATCAAATTCCACGGTTTTACTTTGACTGTGATGCGTCTATAATTTCCCCTCGGTTTACGTGGTTGAATCGCGAAGACATTCTACAAGATTTAACCGCTTTAGCTATTGCAGGTGGCGGGCAGCTAACGCAATCAGCGAATGGTGTAGTGCAGTTTGTAAATGCCCTTTCGTTTACAAAATCAAAAAATAATTTTACAATTACTGATTCAATGTTTTCCTCTTTATCTATCGATGACGAGGCTGCGGTGACGTTTGGTAAAGTTATCGCAACGTTCTCGCCGCGTTTTCTCGGTGCAAATAAAGCACTTATTGATGCTAGTTTAAGTAAGTATCTACCATACGGCGAGGAGTATGTTCACGATATTGAATTTCCGCAACCAGTTAGTAGGTTAACTAACAACACATACTACGGCTCGGGAATTAGTTTCGCAGCTAGCGGCGGTTACTTTGGAATTGACGAGTATATTACAAGTCGCGATTTTGTAAAAGCAGTTGACTTTAACGGCGACATTGCCTCTGTCTCTCTAAAGGTTCCACGGTTAAATGAAGTAATGTATCCCAAAAATAAATGGTTTTGGGATTCAGTGGCTGCGTCCGGTTACTGGACAGTCATTGAGGACGTTACAAAGACACCCGGACAGTTTATGCAGGTGTTTGTCCGTAATGACGACGTAGGTCGTGGTTTATACTTAAGTAAATTAACACTTTACGGAATTCCTTTAATTGCCGGTGAACAACAAACAATCAAAAAAGATATACCGATTGTGTTTAGCGGGCTTGTACAGACTGGTATTATTCCCTCCGGTTTTAGAGAAATCCGTATGAGTGAGAATGCATACGTTCAATCAAAGGATCACGCGATGCGTATGCTTGAAATTGTAAAGTATCTTCATAAACGACCTAGACCTGTACATCGATTTACTGACTTGGTTTATAATCCGACATTGGCATTAGGGGACATTGTTTCTGTTAATAGTACGTTTTACCAAATTAAGGGTAAGTACAAAATTGTTGAAATTATTGTTAAAAATACAGGAGCGCGTATGGATCTTGCTTGCGTAGACGTAAACGATCTAGCAGAGCGCGAAGATTTTTTTATAATTGGTAACAGCTATCAGGCTACTGATACAAAGTTACTTTCATTTTAAGGAGGAGATGTCATGATTTTTGCGCTTTCGACTGTTCCATCACTATTTGATGGGCAAGAGTTATCGGCCGCTGATTTAAATAATTTAGCACAAAATACTGAAGTTCTTGAGCAGATTGTAAACGGACCTGATCGTCTCTTTCTTAGCAGCTGGGCGTACGCACCTCCGATGTTTTTTCTAAGTAATACCGGAGATATTAGCGTTACGGGTAATGATGGTAAGGTAATTACGCTTAGCGGCAAGAAATTCCGCTTTTCTGAGATTGACGTATGGGAAGGTAGTTTTGTGTACAGAGAAGGTATGCACACACTACGAGTCGCTTTTCAATCGTATCGCGCAAACTACAGCGCAAATGGAAAATTATTTCGTCACGTAGACGGAAAGATGGGTAGTATTTGCTTATTCACTACTTTAAAGTATACTGACGTACCAATTCACGAACAAATAAAAAATCAGACTAAATATGGTAAATACAATAGAATATGGCGATACAATCCTAATATTGCGTTTGGTTCTCCAGTAAACACTTTTGAAGAACTTACGCTTGCCGCAAATCATACAAATATTTCGTATGCTTCAATTGATCTTACTAATTTAGATTTGACTCCGGGTGAGGTAGTAAGTATAAAGTTTCGTATTGCACCGTATAATACAACATTTAACAATCCTAATAGAGACGCCGACAATGCTACGTCCACGTACTATTTTAGTATGATCTATGCAAATATAGATCACTCTGTTGTACCGAACACATGGCAGAATTTAGAATCGATTCAATCGTTGTCTGATATAAAAACCTTAATTAAAAATCAACAGTATCTAGTTAATTATTTCAAAGTTTATGATAATCCACTACGAGTTGCATTGTGGGATCAAGTACTTGTCGGCTCTAATTTTCATGTTTTTAAGTCTGTTCGAGAATACAATATGTTAAATTATTTGTACGGGTTAATTCAAAACTGGAATTATCTAAGTGCCAGCAGAGTGGCTCAACAAGCACGTTATTATACTCAAAAACGCTTTGATTTAAAGAATACAATACGAGTAAGCTATGCCACAAGCACAAACACACTTACTCGATTTACAATGTTAGGTATCTTGTCTAAGAAAGTAACAAGCGCTGCTTGGTATAGATATGATTTAGATAAAGAAAGTAAGGCTGCTGTTCCTCAGTGGTATTCTACAGTACTTAATAATAAGGCAGTCTCCTTTTCTAAAATGGAGGGAAAGGTCGCTCGTCAAGGCCTTCTTCAAACCATGGGTCCTAGTAGTAGATCACCGGCTGTAAGTATCACAACACCGCCAAATTTTCCTGATCCCGGGTATTTTCTTTTTTATGCGGGTTCGTCAGCCGGATTAGAAAACAACGCAAATTACGGGGCCTCGTTTGCTCCGGAGTTTAACGGTTTTTACTTTATTAATCCGTCTACATTTAATCCGGTATCCTACTATAATAATGCCGCAACTACTGTACTGGGAACAAGCATTGACTTTTTTAAACGTGGTTCAGATAATAACGCATTGTATTATGCGGATTCTTTCAATTTCTCACTTATTCCCCAAATTGAGAATACAAATAGATTTTATCCTTTAATCTATCAGGCTTACAGTGGTTTAAGTAATCATTCCTCCTATTACATAGAAAGTAGCGATGATTACTGCGATTTCTCTGTTGATCTGCAAGAATCAGCAGAAGGAGCTACGTACTCAAAAGCAAGTTATATTGGAACGTTTCGTTTAACAGACGTTTCAAGAATCAACACAGAATATAATCTTGATGTATTTGAAAGGTATAATTCATTTAATTCAATTACTTATAGTGGGCTACTTAATCATCTTAATGAAATAAACACTCGACTTAATTCAGTTAAACTGCTTACTGAACAGCTTGATATTTATCGTTATATTCCTGTGTTCTGGACAAAACCTAAAAGTTTTTTAAATCATCATGACAAGTATATGAATGCCGGCTCTACCTCAAATGACGCTGATAGATTCTATTCTAAATTGGAGCGCGCTACGGTTTACTACTCAAATACGCGTCAGGCCGACTATCTAATTGTTCGTGGGACTAATATACGTATTGGGTGGGGTGGTTTTGATAAAGTTTACCGAGATAATCCAGTAGCAACTTGGCCCGCTGCACTTCAATTTGAGTTTTTAAAAGAGCAGTCACTTTGCGGTGACGTTTTAGAAACTATTGTACTTGGATTTGACTCTTTAGAAGGTCTTTCTCATGGCGAACGCTACTACTTACAAGGCGATGTCCGATATGCCGCAGAGACTATGGGGGTGCCTTAATGTCAGATAACAAACGTAGATCCCTTCCAAGAATTGATAATAACTATCAGATAGATCTTCGCTATCCAGATATCAATGATTTTCTCAAAGACACTTCCTTTGCACTTTTAGATAATCAGACAACAGAGATTTCTAGAATATCTAATGTCCAGTTAATTTACAGCAGCGCTCGGTCGGCACAGCAGGTAATGATTAACTCGTTTGTTACTTTTTTTAAGTTAAGTGATGTAATCATTTTTGCGTTTACCGAAGATCAAGAGTTATTGTACGATTTTTTAATAGTCCCTTCGCTGTTAAACGTTCAACTTACACAATTCACAGCAACTCGTTCTAATCAAGAGGCACTTGTTCAATCCGTTCAGAATTACGCAAATGCTAATTTAACTGATGCTGCAAATTTTAATATCCAAATTAGTGCTAGTAAGATTGCTTCTCTTTTGACTGACGCTTTGCACTATAAATTACAAAGTATTCTCGCAGCATTAGATTCAGTAGAAATAGGAGACCCGTACGTTTATTTTAGAAATAACTTATCTAGCTTAACAATGCAACTTGATTTTTTGTATCGATCTACAAGTTCGAGTGAGTATCAAACAGGATTTTCTCTGCAAGTAAAGTTTGAGTATTTAGTTCAAGTAGAGTCACCTGAGCCACTTGTTTCAAGTGCCTCTGTATCTGTCCCGGTCTACAATAAAAACAGTAATCAACTTTCAATTCTTCTTAACGGGAAATTTACTCGATCGGGTCAACTTTCTTTTTCTTTTTTGAAAAACAATTTATTGACTAATAGTTCTTTAAAATTACCTATAACAACCAACACGTTATTTACTGCAAACGAGTCTTTAGGTATGAGTGACTACGTTATTGATGCGGTTAGTGGTCTTTACATAGATCAGCCTAAATTGACATATAATTACTTTTTTAAACCTGATTCCACTACGGTTACTTATACGGGAGTATTTTTTTCAAATTTTACACATAAACCGACAACATCAAAGTTAAATTTAGATACTAGTAATTATACCTGCTCTTACAAAGCTGAAAATAATCTCTACAATGTAACAATTGGTCTTAGAGTTACACCAGTTAGTACTTCAGCTGGGATTTTTAATCAGCTTCTTCATGAAAGTACCAGTGAACCTAAAAATCCGGTGCAGCTACGGTATCAATTAAAACTGAGTGAGTATGTTATGAAAGAAAATTTACGAGGAATCGAGTTAGATACTGCCTCTGGACAATTATTGATAATTGGGTCAGTGAGTAAGAGGACGGCAAGCCCAGCGTCTCAGTTCACTGCTTTTAAAAGCGGCTCACACTCTAATACTTACTCTTCAACTCAAGTTGAAGCAGATGGTGTCTTTTTCCAAAAGTGTAGTATTCGTGTAGGTAAGTCGTTTGTTAATCAAGCCGATTATACTTCAGTCAGTCTTAGCAATATCGAGACTTCGTTTCAAGTGTCCGCCGATCGTTCGGCACCGTTAAGTACAACTAACATAAACGTGGTGGATATCTTGTTTAAGTGGACTAATCTTACCAGCACTGAATTAGCTGCGCTTTACCTTATGACAACTAGTAAACAACTCTCGTTTACTTTTTACGATTCTTTTTTTAACGAATTAGCAACTTCTGCCTTTACTAACATACCCACCGTCGTTACGCGGGCGGAGTCACCGTTTATTAATCCCCAGCAGTGGGTGTTTTACGGACAAATTACCGGATCTTCTATTTTCCAACCTAAGTCGTTAATTCCATCCACTGCATTAACAGTAAATGGCACACCGCTTGATGTTGTAAATCAACTACGCGTCATCTCGGCTACAACGTTTGATTTTGATAGTATCTCGGTACCAATAAACGAATCATTTTCGTTTAATACTAAATTGATTTGTATTGCAGAGTATGCTCAGATAGTAAATAAAGTCGAAACATACAAATACTCGACTATTAATCTACCGTTGGTCGAGGGGGTACATTACTCAATTGAAAAGTTTTTAATAGGTGGCTCTCAAATAAGAAAGATACTTATAAGCAGCGATCAGAGAAAACTAATAGCTAAGGCACTTCAATTTACAACAAATCAAAAATACAGGTTAAGTATCTTGCTTCCTTTTGACTTTGTTAGACAGTATGGAGTAGCTAATGTGACAAAACATCTTGTTCGTTCGACTTTGTCACTGCCGACTAACAAATATACTTACGGTTATATATGGAGGGTCAAATGACAAACTCGGATTATCTATTAAATTTAAACACAGAGCAATCTATTTCTTACGCTGACTCGTATGGAAGATTTCAGACTCAACTTCCTCTTCTGTTTTCATACCCTACTCAATCCGGTTCTCTAAATCCAAACGATTTGTACTCGGATAATTCGGAACAGTATTTAGCATATCCAGCAGGGGTACATCAGACTACTGTAACAACGAGTCAGCTGGATCGCTATGGTAGCATTACTCTAACAACCAGTGGTTCAATTTCTTTTTATGTGCAGTCAATGGAGTACGCGGGCGACAGTAATCCCGCGTACATTGCCGGACCTTATATAGTATCTGGTGAAGGTGGTTTAGACGATTTATTTATTGCGACTTACTACGATGACACACCGCAAGATCCATTTGCAAACAGCTTCTCGATTACAACTCCGGGTACATACTCAGTAGTTTTCCCTAGTCCTCTAGTAAGTCGTGCTTTCACAATTACTCACTCGGGCTCAAGTACTTATAGCATAAGTCAAATACTTCCGCGAAAAATTATACAAAAGTATGATATAGAAGTTAACTCTATTAAGGCGTATCATGTGTCTTCAACGCTTATCGATACAATTGCACTACAAGTTTCAGACTCTATTGTAGTAGGGTCAGGCTTAATTGGTGAGAAAAGCATCGATGGTGGTAAGATTATTGACGGGACAATTTCGGGTGTGTTAATTGCAAACGGAACGGTAACGGGCAATAACGTACAGGCTGGTACGATATCTGGCGTGCTTATTGCAGGATCGACAATCACTGGTGATAAAATTGTAGCAGCTACGATCTCAGGTTCTTTGATTACTGCGGGTACGTTAACTGCTGATAAGATTGCCTCCAACACCCTTACCGCCGCTCAGATTGCTGATGGAACTATAACTGGAGCAAAAATTGTAGCAGGAACTGTCTCAGGTGTGCTTATTACCGATAATGCAATCTCAGCAAGTAAGATTCAAGCTAACACAATTACTGGTGATAAAATTGCTGCTAATACAATCTCCGGTTCTTTAATTACTGCCGCTACTATATCAGGTAGTCTGATAGCGGCAAATACAATTACTGCCGACAAATTATCCGTAGCTCAATTAGATGCAGTTGCGGCAAACATGGGGACTCTTACAGTTAATAGTGACATTACAGTTTCAGGAAGTGGGTACATCAAAGCGGGTAAAACAAAAATTGATACTAATGGTATGAGCGTTGGTAGCCTAGCAAGTCCACTTAACCAGACAAGCCTTCCGGGACTCAATTCTAATGTACTTACTATTGTAACTTCAGGAACATCTGGTGACCTACAAGGTATAGCGATGTTCAATGTCGCTCGAAGCACAGTCAGTCCACAAGCATCAATTAACCTTGATGGTACGACTACACTTGAGATTGCAAATAATGTTACCAGTGACGATGCTTCAGTTCATGTTAACTTCAAAGATTCTTATACAGGAGCATTTAGAATTTACAACGGTAATCTAGATCTACGCCGTACTCCCGACGCAGACTCTAATTTACCTCCGGGAGCTATTAGGGGTTATGCAGACTCGGTTCCCGACGCAGTAATCTACGAATTAAGTCAAGACAGAATAAATTTATCAAGTTATACTGGAACAACCATTTACAATGTTGAAGCTAGTACTGGAGCGGTTACAATAACAGGGGATGTGGCTGTTAACACAAATAAAGTAAGTATCGTAGCGTCAAATGGAAATACCGATATTCGTGGTAATGTAACTGTTAGCGGTAGTATTTCACATAGAGACGCAGGAATTTTATCAAGGTCTGCGGGGCAGACTGTCAATGCTGGTACTTCTGCAAGAGTGCAACTAAACGTTGCTGGTACCGGTAATATTTTAGGTAACGCAACAACATACGAAGTTACTGTTACTAATGCCGGTCTTTACATTGTAAACGCCGCCGTGACTTCTACTACCACTAACTTACCATGGAATGTGCGCCAAAACGCAACTAGTTTTACAACAGGCACGCAAATGTTACCCGGGCTTACATTTAATGACGGGCGGCAACTTAATACAACTATATTTTATTTAAGTGCAAACGATACTGTCGGACTTTTTGTAAATAACACTGGTGGCAGCTCTATTAGCGTAACTGGTGCTTTAAGAGTAGTGAGGTTAACATGAAAGTTATTGAAATTTTTCCTATGGTGCGTTGGATTGAGATTGAGCCTGTGGGGGTAGAGCGTATTGAACCGCACGAGCAATGGGCTTTAGATGTAATCAGAAAAGAGCGAAACAGGCTCCTTAGTGAATCAGATTGGCGAGTCTTACCGGATTCTCCAATAACTAACAAAAATGAATGGTACGCGTATCGACAGTCTTTAAGAGATTTTCCAGAACTCGTACTAGCTCAAAAATTTAACAATGTTGCTTGGCCGACACCTCCAAGTTGACAAGAGTCTCAAAAATAACTATAATTAGGAGTGACTATGATAACAACAAGTGGTAATCTTGATTATCTAATCGACTCAGTGCGAATACGCTTGGGTGATTTTAGTGGTACGGCATTTTCTAGTGCGCTGGTGCGTACATCGTTAGTAAACTCTGTGAAGCAACTGCAAAAGCGATGGAGGGCAAAGTACCAGATACTTACTGCGGATGCAATTGCAGACTTACAACCTCAGGGGGCTGCTGAGTCCGGTCAACTGTGGGTAAGCACAGTTAATGGGTATGCATTTATAAGTTCATCATTTAATGTAAACGATGTTTATAGAAATCCATTTTTAGATTTTGATCAGCCGGATCCCCCAGTAATTGAGCAGATTGATGAGGATGCCATTGTATTAATGGCTGTGTATTTAATTCATTTGGCTAAGATTACAAGTAGCTCAACTACTTTCGTTTCATGGTCAACAGAAGATTTAAAATACACAAATACTGAGTCTTCTAGAGCAATGAAAGTCGTTCTCGACGCGTTGCTAGAGGAAATAAATTACCTGTTTAAAACAAAAATTGCGGTGCCGAAATCGACAAGACAGCCCGTAAATATTGTTACAGGGACTAAGTACTATTAAAGGAGTTCTTATGGGAAGAATTGTACCAGTACAGAAAAAGATGCTGTACATCGGGGATTTTCCAGTGCAAACTGGTTTCGGAGTTGTCAGTAAGAATTTGATTGAAACGTTCCGTAAAAAATATGATTTACACATTATGGGTGTGAACTATTACGGTGACTATGACCCACTGTGCGAAGGACTTAAAGTGTACCCGGCTTCTCTTGGTGGTGGGGACGTTTGGGGTAAGGAACGTCTTGAAAGTATGGTGCGATCAATTCGACCGGATGTTATTTTCATATTGAATGACTCTTGGATTGCTAACGACTACATTGCTGTTCTTTCGCAAATTAAGGATCAACAGTTTAAAACTGTTTTGTACACCCCAATTGATGCAGAGAATGTTAAAAAGGATTTTGCACAAGGGCTTCAGAAATTTGATGCTGTAGCTACATACACTAATTTCGGTAAAGAGCAGCTGGCAAAAGTAGACGTTTCTGATGTCTTTGTAGTTCCACACGGAGTAGATACTACGATGTTTCACCCCATTGACGTGCCGCGTGCGGTTTTGCGTCAACAAATGAATCTAAAAGATACAGACTATATTGTTTTGTGTTTGCAGCGTAATCAACCACGTAAAAGACTTGATTTAACGTTTTATTATTTTTCTGAATGGGTAAAGCGATACAATTTATCTAAGGGTGTAAAGATCTACTATCACGGTGCTTTGCAGGATTTCGGTATTGATATAATTCAGTGGTGTGAGTATTTAGGTATCGAGGATCGTCTGGTAATTTCATCACCGAATATCACAGCTGCAAAGGGCCTGACTCCGCAGCAACTAAACATGGTATATAATAATGCCGATGTTTTTTTCACAACTACGGCGGCAGAGGGTTGGTGTTTACCAGTGGCAGAAGCAATGGCTGCAGGAAAGCCGGCAATTATTCCAAACCACTCAGCTTTGAGTGAGTGGCCCGAAGGTAATGCGGTGTACATGGACTGCTATCCCTTCCCTCAACTTACAGATCGCGGATTAAACACAATTCATCATGTAACAGAAATGGAAAGCGCGATTCAAGCGCTTCACTACATGTACACAAATCAAGAAAAGCGTAATGAACTCGGCCAAAAATCATTAGAGCATATGCGTAGCGCAAAATTCTCATGGAAGAATATTGGAAGTCAGTTCGTGGAGATTATCGATGGACTCTTTAAAAATCAGTAAGATCAACAAAAAATACATAAAAAGACTCTTGACACGGCTTGAGGAGTCTGGTATAGTAACTCCAGAGATTCGGAAAGCAGTGCTTGATGAACTCAATTCGATGGCGAGAGAAATCGCCGCAATGCACAAGGAGCATGACTAAGATGGCATTTGGCAAGATGATTGAATCGATCCCGACCTACAGCTCACCGAGCGCGGCTCAACAGACCAACGTGTTTATTAACACACGCGAAGGTAAGCGTATTATCCGCTTCCTTCCTGATTTGGTCAACCCAACGGAACCCATGATTGGACCTACGGTGTTGTCAGTGTGGATGCCTGTGGCTAAGAACGGGCAATTGGTTCAGCGTCGCATTTTTGTGGACAGCTTGACTCGCGCTGTACTGCCTGCTAAGGTGAACGAAGCAGTCCGCTGTCGCTTTTTTATGAACGTGTTGGACAAGTCAATGGTGGTTAAGCTTGAGAATGGTTCGGTCGTTTACGCGAACAATCAGAATCAGTTTATTACTGTGCTGGACGGTCAGACACAAACACTTACCTCTTATAAGCCCGAGCGTCATATGGCGATTCAGGTGCTTGAGGGATCTGTTTCATCCGGGGAAGGTCGCAATGGCATGTTGAATGACATTGAGGAACTTTCGAAGACGATTTTTGACGATGATACGGGTAAGCTGATTCCTATCACGGAGATTGATATTGAGATTATCACGCGTGGTAAGGAGATTAAGACGACACGTAGTGTGCATGTGGGCACAAATCGTGATCCTATTCCGGGTTCGCTGCTGTCTGCACCGCGTTTTGATTTGGCCAAGTATGCTCGCCCATTCCCAATGGACGCTGTTAAGGATCTGGTCAAGGGGGCCGACTACGGTGATGTGTGCAAAGCATACAACATTGAAGTGATGCCGAAGCTTGCTGAGACCCCAGAGTTATTCTAGTTTTTAGTCCGGTGTTGGCGGTGAGAATTTACCTCACCGCCAACATTTTTGTTTAGAGGAGTAAAGCATGGCTAGCGGTCATAAAGAAACTTGTCCTGAATGTGGAGGACACAACTTGTATGTTACGCCGCATAACGGACTCGCTTACTGTTTTAACTGTGGCTATCGTAATGGGCGTAGTCAAGGTGGTAATGCATTTACTAGTAATCCCGAGGTGATCGAAGAAATCCGTGATTTCTACGGAAAGTGCGTAAGCTACTACGTGAGCTGTTTATCTGGCGCGGCACTTACGTATCTTCGAGAGCGCGGTATCTCTGATTCAGTAATTCAGCAACGTCGTATAGGCTATTGTCCCGATACTCATCATAGTTTGTACGATCTTCCAATTGCTAAGACTGCGGGTATCAGCTCTGGGAGAAATTCAGTTCTTCATGGTCGTATTATATTTCCGTACATTGCGCCAACCACCGGAGCGATTGTGGATATGCGTGGACGCGCCCTTGACGATGAATCTGTCAAGTATAAAGGACCGTTTGGGTCTGCGTATGTGCGTGGTGCGGATGAGTGGCCGTACGGAGCTGAGATTTCAGCGGATTCTTTTTTACTCACTGAGGGAGAAATAAAGGCGATTGTTGCCACGCAGCACGGGTTCCCGACAATAGGATTGCCCGGTATTAACACATGGAAGTGGCGCGTGCGTGAACTGTCCGCAAAGTCGGTTACGGTCGTGTTTGACTCGCAGAGAAGTCCTACAGTGAATGAGGCAGTATACCAAGCTATTGATAAGTTAGCATCTAGACTAGAGTCATGTAAGGTTGCAACTCTACCGCTTATGGGGCGAGAGAAGATGGATCTTGACGAATTCGTCTTGACAAAGGGCCTACATGAACTTAAACTAGTACTGGATAAAGCACTGCCCTACGAAACGTGGGCCCAACTTTTAAGGAGACCGAGCAATGCAACAAGACGTAGTTGGTGAGTGGCGGTTACTCTCATCATTCACTCAATCGCCAGAAGTAATGCACCAAGTAACCCCGGCGCTGTTTACTGATGAGCGGCAAATTGTGTTTAACGCACTGAAGAATGCGTACACGCACTACGGTGAGTTAACGTACGAAGTTATACGGTTGGCGTTCAATGGTGACGTACCAAGTGAACTCATGCTTTCAATTCAGTGTAATCAGCGCGCAATTATAGACGAGTTGTCTATTACAGCGCGTAGACGGCAGCTTCAGCAAGCAGCCGAGATCTTGGCTCTTGAGGCAAAGGAGTATAACCCAAACGAGACGCGTGTGGCCGAGGTGCTGAATTTCGCACCAATTATGCCATCATCGGATCTATCCCTACTACCGGGTGCTCAAAAATTAATGTCCGATCTGAATCGAAAGTACAACGGTACGTATAAGTTTACGCATACTGGTATTCGATTCCTCGATCAGATGCTTGGTGGCGAGTGGCTGCCGAAGAGCCTATCAGTCATTATGGCCAAACCCGGTACAGGGAAGACTGCTCTTGTTGGTCAATCGATGCTCGAGATGGCGTTGCAGTACGGTACATCAAGTTTGTTCTTTTCGCTGGAAATGTCCAAAGAGCAGTTGATGTCTCGGTGGGTATCATACATGCTCAACATTGACACTACACTGCTACAGTTTGGTAAGCTTTCTGGTGCCCAACTTACTGAGGTAGAACAGGCGCTTGTTATGATACAGACATTACCGATGGCTGTAATTGACAACCCCATTATCAGTTTAGCAGGCATTCGCAAGGAGATTCGTGATGCCGCTCGTACTGGATGTCGCGTCGTATTTTTGGATTACCTGCAGATTGTGAAGCATCACAATACAGGTCTGAAGAACTATGATCTGGGTGAGGTTGCTCAGAATTTGAAGGAAGCTGCGAAAGAATCTGATCTCGCAGTAGTACTGCTTTCGCAGATGAACAAGGTCGGCGAGGGTTTAGATGCGGTACGTGACTCAGGTGAGGTTTCGCAAGTCGCCGATACGGTGATTGAAATGTCTCCTATCGATGATGTACCAGACGAACTGGGTAATCGCGCAATTGGTTTGAAGTTTCATAAAAATCGTAATGGGAGGCTCGGCACGAGTACGGTGATATTTAATGGGAGCACGCAAAAGTTCAGTTACTAGTAAGCCAATCACTTCGCCCGAAGAATTCGAGCGGCTGAAAGAAGAGCGACGTGAGCGCAATCGTATGAATCGGCAGCGGTCCAAGGCAATGGAGCGTCGCATTGCAAAGTTTCTTGGGGGTGATCGCACTCCCCAATCTGGGGCCGGTACCACTAAGGGTGATGTTGTTGTGCTATTCAATAATCGCCCGGGTAAATTTCTTATTGAGTGTAAGCTTACCGAGCTTTGGCGATATGGTGAGCCGTGTATTGCAATCAGTAAAGCGTGGCTACGAAAGATACACGAAGAGGCAAAGCAAACACGAGCGCTTTTCGGAGCGTTGATTTTCCGCTATCATGGTCGTACGGATGACTACATGCTAATCAAAGCGGTTGACATGGGTCAGATAGCGGTTATTAACGAGACTACAGAGAAGATACTTCGTTTTGATAATATTAAGACGAAGACGGCGATCTTTCCGCTGAGTAAAGCACAGACTTGCAAAGAATCCCCGGGAGTGACTTGTGTATGGATTGACTTCGTGTTATATTATTTGCTGACGGTTGTGCAATTTAAGCAGATTTTGGAGGAAGCATGAAACAGCCTAGTACAGAAGTAACAGCCTTATCCACCTTAATTGGCCAGAATCTACTGGTTGTGTTTGGCTCGCACTCATTCAGTGCTACTTTGGTCTCTGTTGAGTTGCAGAAGCTCACAGGTATGGCTAATCCGCCTGAGAAGCGGATTGGGTCGGATGGTAAAGGGTACACTCCTAAGTGCCTGCGGCTTGTTTTTGATGCAGGCTCGTTAGTTATTGTGCTAGAGGATTGCCAGTTGGTTGCATCTCGAGATGGCTTTTGGTTTCTTTTTCCGACTTATCGATTGGAGGTTCACAGTGCAAGTGCAAATCGTCCGGAGTGAGTGCGATCTCGTGCGTACGTTGGAAACGTTCGAATTCAGTCCCGTGGTTTATTTAGACACGGAAACTACTGGGTTAGATCCTCGGGCTTCTCAGCTGCTTATGGTGCAGCTCGGTACGGAGGAGACTATCTATGTCTATGATTTCACGCGCATTCCCTTATCTGCTTTGCGTCACTTTGAGGGTGTGTTAACCTCACCACAAACGATCAAAGTTATTCATAATGCGTCGTTTGATCTTAAGGTGTTTTACCACTTTGCTGGGTATATGGTTGGGCCAGTACACGATACGCGGTTCGCGGAGGTTCTGATTAAAGCTGGTATTGAGAATAAGTTTGATCTTGCCTCTGTGGCACAGCGTCGATTAAAAGTGTCATTGGACAAGTCTGTTCGTGATACATTTATTGGCGCATCAGGCATTGACTTGACAGACGATCAGATTACGTACGCCGCTACTGATGTTGCGGTATTACCTGCGATCTATGCTCAGCAGCTGAAGGACATTCTCGATGCCGACCTACATCAAGTATATCAACTAGAGATGGATCTTGTACCAGTAGTCGCGAAGATGGAGTACACTGGCATGCCATTTCAGAAGGACCATTTGATTGGTATTCAGCCAGTGCTTGATCAGTTAATAGCTGAGGCTGAGCGGGGCATGCAGGACGCGCTTATTAGCGCTGGGGTTGTGGACCAGATCGTGTTTACAAAGGACGGGTATAGTGCGATTAACACCTCGTCCAATCAGCAAATGCTGGCCGCATTTAACGCTCTTGGTATAGACGTTACCGACCTCAATGCACGCACGGTAACAGAGTGGGATTACCGTAATCGTAAGACTGCTTCAAAGTACGTACCGGACTCGTCGTTGTTCGAGGATGAGCTGCTCGAGTCGATTGACGCGTACGGTCGTTACGAGAATTTCTACCTTCGTATGCACGCGTATCTTGGCGGTGCACGGAAGCTTCAATCCACTTACGTACAGGGGCTCCAGTCAATGGAGTCGCCTATTACTAAGCGTATCCATGCGACGTTCACGCAGATTGGGGCCGCTACTGGACGGTTTAGTAGTTCACGACCAAATATGCAGAATCTTCCCTCGGATCAGAAGATGAAGAACTTAGGATTACCACATAGCATACGTCATGCATTCGCAGTGAATGCAGAGACGCATCGAATGATTATCGCTGACTACTCAACCATTGAGCTAGTAATTATCGCCGACGCCAGTGGGGATGAGGTTTTGGATAGTCATCTGGATGACTTGCATACGTTTGTTGCCCAGCAGATTCTTGGGGTCAAGGATATCAACAACAAGAACAAAAAGGATCATCCGTACAAGATCTGGCGTGATGTTGCTAAGATGGTGAACTACTCGATTGCTTACTCAGTTGGTGGCGAAAGTTTGGCCAAGCAGATGACCATTCAACTTGCTCCGCTGAATGTGAAGTTCAATGCAGCACAAGCGGATAAGATTATTGACTCATGGAAGGCGTTGTTTCCTCAAGCCACTGCTTGGCTCAAGAAGAGTGCTCGCAGTGCGGTAGTATACGGATGGGTAGCGGATTCGTTTGGACGCCGTCGTTACTGGAACAGAGACGAGTTCTCTCAGAAATGGAAGAAGGAGGCAGCAGAGCGTGAGGCGATGAACTTCCCAATTCAGGGACTATCAGCTTCGATGGTAAAGTTGGCGCTTGTTGACACGTATAAACGGTTGGACGAGCAGCAGGCGTCTATCATCTCGACAGTGCACGATGAGATCATACTTGAGAGTACCATTGCGTACGCAGAGACTGCGGCCAGTATACTCAAGGATGCAATGGAGAAGGCAGCACGTCAAGTGTTACCGCGGTTAGGTTCAAGTGTAGTAGTAGAACCCGCAATTAGTACGAGGTACGACAAATGACACGTAAGTTAGACACGACCGGATTGAACTTTGGGGATAATCCTCAAGACTTCGAATACTACCCAAGTAGTATTATTTCACTAAACCAGTTACTTGGTGGCCAAGGGATTCGCGGGGGGTTGATTGTTCAGCTCCTCGCAGACGCAGGACATGGTAAGACAACATTAGCTCTTGATTACGTAGCTCAGGCACAGCGTAAGGGTATAAAAGACGTGCCAATTACTATCGGTAAAGTAACGCGTAATATCAATGCGCTTTTCATCGATCTTGAGCGAACATACGATGCCACGTATGCCGCTACCATCGGTGTAGATACGAGTAAGCTGCTTGTATACAAACCTGATTTTGCTGAGCAAGCATTACCGCAGGTTGAGGCACTATTGTCCCAAGGTCTTCAAGTTGTAGTGTTTGATAGTGTACCCGCAATGATTACCAAGGACGAGTTTGAAAAGGACATGGACGATCCAGCGCGCATGGCCGGATCTGCTGGTGTACTAAGCCGTTGGTTAATTCGCCTTGTGGGTTTGGTCGATAACGCAAAAGCACTTATGGTTTTTATCAATCAGTATCGTGCTAACCTTTCACCAATGGCGCGTACTAATAAGAAGCCGTTTGGACCATACGCGTTGCGATATAATTCCGGCGTAATTATCGAGCTTGTTCGTATTAAGACTGAAGAAGAACTTGTTACCATCCAAGCAACGGTGTCGAAGTCTAAGCAGGGTGGTAATGGTTCACGATGTGAGTATATTATGCGACAAGGACGTGGACTTGCGCCTGAGTACGACGTGTTGTCGTTAGCTCTAGAGTATGGTATAATACGTAAAGCCGGGGCGTGGTATGAATTTAAGGGGCAAAAGGCTCAGGGTCTTGAAAATTGCTTACAACAGTTTGATATGACAGAACTTCACCGGTTAGTTTTAGAAGGGAGATCCAGCAATGAGTGATCTGCAAACTTGGGTTACAAATGCACCTGACTACTATGACATGACTCGAGCGTATAAATCGCTCGGCCGCATTAAGCAGCTTGTCATTCTCAAAGAGCGGGAGATTGAGCGAATAGAGCAGCAAATTGTAATTGAGGATGATAAGCCTCGAAGTAATGCAGCAAGAGCAAAACGATTTCAAGCAACGTCAACGCTACTCGATGAACTAGCGGAGTTGAAGGGTGAGCTGGCTGTACTTGATGCACATTGCAAACAACTCGAGTTTACCAAGTCAATGTTCGCCTCGTCAGCGTACACCATCAAAATGCGCTTTGATGCGCCAGTAGGAGAAGATAGTGAGTAGTTTACCAGAGTTTAGTGCGTCACGATTCAACACGTACAAGACGTGTGCCCGCATGTACTACTATCAGTATCATGAGTCGCAGCCAAAGAGCGTGCATGCGTACACCGTGATGGGCAGTGCACTGCACTATGCGATCGAGCACTACTATAAGTCAAAAGAACTGCCGTTAAGTGTATTCTCAGCAAAGTTCAATGAGCTGTCTCGAGCAGCCGCGTCTTCGGAGACCGGCATTGTAGCGGGGAATCTAATTAGCAAGGCGCATCAGATTGGCCAAGACATCATTCGAGATTTTGATTGGGGTCGGTTAAATCCTACGGAGATCGAATTCGGTTTTCGATTTCCGTTCCCAAAGGAAAACCCGCTGGTAATCATGAGGGGTTTTATCGACATGATTACTGAGGAAGGATACATTCTTGACCATAAAAGTGCTGGCAAGCGGCCAACCAAGGCAGAGCTTGCAGTAAATCCGCAACTTTTATTGTATGTATGGGCATACGAGCAAGTGTATGGGAAGAAACCAGAGAAAGTATTCTGGCATCACCTACGAACCGCTGAACTTATTGAAGCCGACGTAATGGTAGATTACGAGCAAAAACTTGCGAAGCTTACTGAGCTTCTTCAGTCGATTCTTAGTGATAAGCAATTTATTAAGCAACCTTATGGGTATTTTTGCACTAATCTTTGCAGCTATCACGACCTTTGCTGGGTAAACACACATGAAAAGTCGTCTGTTACTTCGGGAGGAATTGAGGGACTATTTTAATGACAGACTTCCCACCGATGATGGAATCTCATATCAGCAGGCATTGCAGCAAAATGCTCGGTTTATGCTAGATAATCATCCAATGTCATTAATTTTATTACGAGAGTGGGGCGAGGGTTACACACTATTTGAAATATCGATGCGGAACGGTCTCCATTTAGGAGTTGTCCGCGATATTTTGAAGTTTTGTTTTGAGTTACTAGGGCGTAAGCTTGATGTTGAAGACGGGAGTGTTTTGAACACTATTCCTGTACAACTAAGGCCGATGGCTAAAAACGTGTTTCATGCATATTACGACACGTTTACAGAATTACCAGAGAGGGAGGTAGATATGGTATGAAAAAACGAACACTTACCGAAGATGCACTGCGTAAAGTGCATATAGAGGTGGACGGATCGGTCGTCGCTTTAGTAGTGTCGAGCTCATGGGCAGGGGAAAAGCAGCCATTGCTTATCCCACTCTTTGTGGAAAATGAGCCTACAGTGCAGCAATCACTAGATAAGATTGCAAGTCATTTGGTCACTTTCGGATTGTACATTCGCGAGTTGGCTCGAGAGGAGAAGAAGTGAAAGGCGTTTATTTTAGTAATGGCCGCTACGGCATTCGTTGGTGGGATCCAGAACTGAAGAAGTCTATTCATGGCGGTCGTTTTGCCACTTACGAAGAGGCTTGTGAGGCGCTTGTTAATCGCACCAAGGCGGATGACAAACCGATTATCACTGGCGTTAGTACACAAGTAGACGACAGTGAGTTTGAGGAATTGGTTGCTATTGGCGTCAAGGCATTTAAAACTGCGAAGGAGCATCACGATGCAAAAAACAGCCAACATATTTATCTTGGGGAGAAGCCTACTGGAATTGCTTTTCTAAGTGATCTCCATTTGGGTAACGCGGGGACTGACTACGAGGCTATTCTTCAAGACACCAACCTCATTGTCAATACTCCGGGAATGTACGCCGCTTTCCACGGTGATGGTATTGACAACTGGATTGTGGGTAAGTTACAGGCGCTTCAGCGAGGTCAAGCCGGGAACTTTCAGTTCGAAATCAATATCTTTCGCAGCTGGCTTCGTAAAATCCACCAAAAGTTACTGTTAGTTGTTGCTGGCAACCATGACAACTGGACTAAGAAGATTTCGGGCCTTGATTTGATTCCTGAGTTGCTTGGTGATACGCATGTACTGTACGATCCATACGAGACGCGTGTGACGCTCTTCTGTGGGCCCGCCGCGTGGGATGTGCTTGTCCGCCATCAATGGAAGTACAGCAGTGTCTTTAACCCTACTCACGGTATTGAGGTTGGTCACGACCGCATGAGCAATCCGTTTGACATTGGCGTGGGCGGTCACACGCACATTGGTACGTTAATGCGGCCATTTTTTCGGCACGGACGTGAGAAACTTGCTATACTTACAGGAGCGTACAAGCGATTTGACTCGTATTCGAAAGAGTTAGGGTACGCAGAGACAGTTACGACGGGTTGTGGTGCAGTGATTTTTCATCCGGACGGTCGTATCTGGTACTCATCTAACCTGAAGACAGCGTGTGAGTATTTAACGTATTTACGAAAGGGGTATCGTGATGAGTGATTATTGTGAGCAATGCGGCGATGTTATTGATGAAAATCAGTACGACGGTATTTGTCGTTTCTGCTACCTGCAAGGGCACCCAGAAGAAGACCAGCGTACTGCTGAATATCAAGCGCTGCAGGAGATTGCAATGCGTCACCACTACGCACAGGTATACTATGGTCAAGACTAATCGTACAAGTCAACTTTTACTTCAGGAGCTGGCTGAATCAGGGACTACGGCAGAAGATTTGGCAGAATTCATGGATGTTTCTGTCGAGCGCGTGTGGCAGATTCTCAACGGAGAAATCACGCCGCAAGTATCGGAGCGATTAAAGATCGCTGATTGGTTTTCGCTTAATCCATTAGTACTGTGGGGGACTCGCTGATGTATGTAAAACTGCAAGGAAAAACGCAGCCAGAGGACGCAGCAATCTCTATTGAGGAGTTTGTTACGTACTTAGCTCGAGTGAGCAACCCTAAGAATCAAGGGAATCACGCAACAAGCAAACGTCTTTGGCGATACTTGCTCCGAAAGAAACACTACTCGCCGTTAGAGATGGTTAACTTAGTCATTGAGATTGTTGCGCCGCGTGACATCACACGGCAGATTTTACGGCATCGAAGCTTTGCGTTTCAGGAGCTGAGTCAACGGTACACAAGTCCGTTGGAGCTTGGTAAAGAATTGCGAGAGGCACGCTTACAGGACAACACTAATCGTCAGAACAGCATCGAGCTTCCTGATGGTCCTGAGAGCGAATGGTTACGGGAAGAGTGGGCACGGCGTCAGGCACGCGTCATTGACGTCGCCCATGAGCAATATAACTGGGCGCTTGAAGCTGGAATCGCAAAAGAATTGGCCCGGGTTGTACTTCCAGAGGGGAACACGATGTCTCGTATCTACATGAATGGTACGCTACGGTCATGGTTACATTACTGTTATGTACGCATGGGGCCTGAGACACAGAAGGAACATCGTGAAGTGGCTACGAAGTGTTGGGAGATTGTGGTGTCGGTTTTTCCTGTTCTTGGGGAACCTGAGTTTAATCCACAAAACGCATGGAAAGGAGAGGAGTGATTATGGAGTCAAAGCACACAGCGGAGCTCATACGTGTTGATGCGTATGAGGCGTACCCAAAACAGCGTGCGGAGTTTGAGGCCATTCTTCAGCAGTTACTGCGATTACACATTGCAAAGACCGCCGATTACAGCCCTACAAACATCAATGGGGTCGGAGAAATTGGTATTACGGTGCGTCTCTGGGACAAGATGGCACGGTTAATGAACTTGTTGGGTTGGGATATTACGACGGGGTCACTGCGGAACGCAAAAGATCCGAAGAATGAGCCAATTGAAGACACACTTCTTGATTTGGCCAGCTACGCGATTATTATGCTAATCTACCGCCGCGGTAAATGGGGGAAATAAGATGAGTGAAGAAATGAATGTGCCCGTAGTAGTACCGGAGTATAATCCCGCTACTGATCCTATGCATCCGTACGGTAAAGCGTGTAGTGTCTGCTCCACTGAATTTGACGAAGATGAGTGGGGTATCATGGGGTGGTTGGGTATTCTTCCGGTCAGCTTTTGTGTGACATGTACAACTGGTATCTATAACATGGTGCTACAATCGCTGGACGTTGAGGAAGTAGAGATGATTCTTGAAGAGAAGCGTGCTGAAGCAGCTGGAGAAGTAACTCAGCAAGCGTAGTAAGGGGATGCAGCATCAGCGTAGATGCTGCATTCTTTTTGCCGGTGTAACTCAATGGACAGAGTAACTGCCTTCTAAGCAGTAAGTTGTGGGTTCGAGTCCCGCCACCGGCACCAGTTACTTTTAGACAAACATAAGGAGTTAGACAAAAAAAATGAATGTTATTTTTGGTGTATACAGCGGGTATAATAGTTTAAAAACTAGTAAAGGCGGGATATATTACTTTGCGAAAAGCTTAAGAAAGCACAATAAAGATTGCAAAGTAATTATACTATGCGAAAGAGGGAAGCTGTTTAAAGAATTAGAGGATCTATGCAACGAGTATAACTTCGATATTTACAGCGATTTCGTTTTTAACTATGATTTGATGCTGCATCGATACGAGATCTATCATCAAATACTCGAAAAGTGGGGTAGTGAAAAAATTGACAAAATAATGCTTTGCGATCTAGACGATGTTATTTTTCAAGGGGATCCTTTTTCAATTCAGTTTGACGAGCAAATTTACTGTGCTGCTGAGTGTAACATACTTTCAGATAGAGACAATGGCAGCTCAGGTTTAAATAGATACTGGATTGAGCACGCATCCTCTGTAGCCGAATACAATAACAACAATTTTGAAAATCAGCCAGTTGTGTGTGCCGGTACAATCTTAGGCACGTACTCAGGTATAATAAACTGTTTGCAATTTTATCTCGGCGTGCAGCGCAGAAAATCGGGTTCTAAAGATTTCTTCGATCAAGGATTGTATAACATTTATATCTACAACTACATAGACGCACACTCTAGAAAAATTCTACCGCACAGAGACTCTCAGATATTAACATTAGATAGTGTTGTTTTTGATAGCTTGAATGTTCAAGATAATAAAATAGTCAATGATGTCGGGGAACTCTACATTGTTCTGCACCAAATTAACAGGTGTAATCCTGAGTTTATGAAAAGCTTAGTTGATTAGGAGGAAAGTTCGATGATTCATATTATTACACCCTGCACACGGCCAGAAAATTTAAACATAATGCGGCCAACTGTGCCTACTGCGTGTTCTTGGGTAATTGTGTTAGATGCTACACAAGCAAATGCTAATATTAGCTTTGATATACCTATTCATATTTCTGATCCTGCTAACTATAACTCAGCGATAACGCTTTATCGCTCCCCTTTTACTGGGCATGCGGGCAATCCGAATAGAAACTTCGCTCTTGATCAAATGACTTTTGATGACTTAGACTGGGTGTATATTCTAGATGACGACAATATCATTCACCCAAGCTGGTTCAATCGTGTGATTAGGTTGCAGGATGAGCGACTTAACATGATTAGTTGGGGACAAGTATGGAAAAACGGATCGGTTCGCCTACCACCTTCACCAAACCCTCGTGTGGGTAATATTGATACTTCCTGTTACATGGTTCGCGGTCGGTTAATGAAACACCTTCGATTCGATATGGATTATTGCGCGGATGGTATACTTGCGGAGCGAGCAGCTTCATTTGGGGGTCATCTTTGCCTTGATGAGTATCTCGGATACTACAACTATCTCCGCACACCGCCAGACAGAGAATAGCAAAAACTGTAACGATAGTGTATAATAACTAGGAAGGGAAATCCTTCCTAGTTATTTCATAGTTGCCGGAGTGGCGGAATGGCAGACGCTACGGTCTTAAAAACCGTTGAGGGGGACCTCGTACGGGTTCGACTCCCGTCTTCGGCACCAAATAAGGAGGTTTTATGACAGAGTCAATTCGCTTAGCTAACTGCTTAATTATCAATGGGCCTAATGTTGATGCATCTAAAATGAAGACTGCGCTTACAGCAAAGAACAAAACACTGCGATCGGAAGACGTAAGCCGAATTGTTACGGCGTACGTGGTAATGGGGGAGATTTCCTTAATTGGCAATCTTATGCCGTTTGCTCAAGCTATTCACGAGACAGGGTGGTTTACCTCCAGACGGTGGTTGGAGAATTATAATCCGGCCGGTATTGGCGCAACCAATGACGGTGCTGAGGGTGGTAAGTGGCTTACTCCCGAAGCAGGTATTTTTGCTCAATATGCACACTTACTTGCGTACGCAGTTAAGCCTACAGCGTCGTATGCTGGCGTGATGATTTCTCAGCTGCAGTATCTCGCGAAGTGCTCGCCGCGATACACGACTTTGGAGCGTTTAAATTTACTAGGTATTGCAACGAAATGGGTAGATCTAAACGGTCGCTGGGCGTATCCCGGCAAAACGTACGCACAGGCAATCGCAAAGATTGCCGAATTTATTGTCAATGTTAACTAAGGAGGACACGAATGAAACCAGTACAAATTCCCTTGGAAATGGGGACGTATGGGGCAACGACCCCAACTTTTGCAGTAGACAAGACAGGGGCGATCTATACTACGACGGTAGGAAATCTGCGTGGAAGTGGCCCGTGGGGTACTCGTTTGTGGAAGATAGAGGTAGGCAAAAAAGCACAGCAGTTGTTTTTTGCCCCGGGAAATATTTCTTTAATTTCTGTAGACGGGAAAATGATGGTCGTATTTACCGACCCGTCAAATGGACGAGGGTATAATGCACCGATTTTTTATTTTGAACTTCCCGGGTTTATTCCTGCTGAGTCAGCAGTCTCGGGTACCACTGTTAACATCAATGATGCACAAGTTGCAGAGATGAAGCTTGCTATTCAAACTGCAACCACATTGGCCAATCGTGCGGTAGCAGCTGGCGATAGTGCTGCGACACTTACAAGTCAGGTGAACACGCTTGCAAATCGCATCGATGATTTAGAAAATCAAATTCGGCAGTTAGAGGCCCAGAAGCCAGCTCAATCGCTATCCAAACAAGAAATTGCGGACCTCGTGTGGTCAAAAATCTGGGATATGCTTTGGATTCTTCGACAAGATATGTCAAAAGGTACAGCCAGTGACCCCAATTCGCAAGGATGGATCAACGATCTCACCGCGTTTATTAAAAAGGTGCGGTAATGCAAACG